GACCCGCGGGTCAACCGGGACGAACTGTCCGTTCATGCGCATCATGCGCTCCTCGTCCATGTTCTTGTGGGATAGCTTCAGCATCAACCGGAAGAGGTCACGCACGCCGTCCGCCAGGTTACGCACCATGACCTCAACCTGACCCGCGGCCGCTTCGACTGACGCCGTGACTGCCGCCTTGGTTGTTGATTGCAGCGCGTCCGGGTTTAGCGCGATATTCTGCGTGACGCCCGTTTTCTGCTCAACCATCTTATCCATGTAGGTCAGCGCGCTGAGTGTCTGCCCGGCAGTGAACGGCACCGCCAAGTCTTGGATCGCCCCCGGTTGACGCATACGGACCAAGCCGCCGATTTCGGCGTTCATCAGGTCATCCACGTTTACGGATCCCTCCAAGAAGCCCAGGCGAGGGGAGTTGGTCAGCGCCACGTTATCCAGGATCCCGCGCAGGATTGCCGTGCTTGCGTCCTGGTCCTCGATGATTAACTCAGCCAAGCTGGATCCGTAGAAGCTGTGCGGCTCCGGGTCGATCTCCAGCTTAACCAGGGGAATGTCGTCGACTGGCTCGAAATCCAGCAATTCGTATTTGGTGCCGCCGCACAGGAACTTGTGCAAAACCGGGATGCCAGACCCGTCGACATCCATGCGCATGTACGCCTCGGTGACGGTGATGTTTTTCATTGCGGGATCCTGCTCGCTCTCGTCAGCGAAATCCTCGTCGTATCCCTGGCGGGCGAACACCTCAACCTCAGTGATCTCCGAGCCGCTTTCCAGCCCGTCAAGGTTAAGGACGATTTCAGGATCGAACCCCATCTGGATCAAATCCCCGGCGCGCATGTCGGTTCTGTGCGCAATTATATACGCATCCTCCATGGTGCGCGCGTCACGGTTTACGAATAGTTCCTCGGGTGGGACGCTTTCCAGGCATAGCTCGCCCTTCATCTGCGTGCGCGAAATTTTAACGCTAAACACCGGGGCTTCGATGTCCATGCCCATCGCGTCCATCTCCATGCGCATTTCCATTTCCTGCTCCAGGATCTGCACGTCGGGGTCGCTCGTGAGCAGCGTCAACTCGTCCTCTGACAGATCCGTGAAGGTGTAAATCTTGGCGGTGGGGTAGCGCTTGTAATAGCTCTTGATGATACCCTGCTTTTTGACCAGGGCGTCGTGTATGGCGTCGCTCAGTACGCGGTAGCCGTTCAGGCGCTGGAATTCGTGGTGGATGAAATCGGTGGCCTGCTCAGCCATGGCGACGTCCTCCGGACCCTTCGGTACGAATTCTACTGGCTTGGTGGTGCTTAGAAATACCCGCATGATTGACGGCTTCACGGCACGCACGACGTCACGCACCTTGGTGGCGACTACCTTGCTGCGGCCGTCCTCGTATCCGATGTCGACCTCGCCATCCATGTAGCGCTGCGCCTTGATCCTGTCGTCGCTGATCTCGCTTTCCACAAAATCCACCGCGTTCTGGATGGCGTCCTGGACGATGCTTTCAATTTCTTCTCTGCTCTTTGGTTCTAATTCCATCGTCGCTTATCCTTATTGTGGACCGAATAGTTGGTTTTTGGCTGCGCCATATTCGGTCGCCAGGTAGTTTTGCAGCTCTTCCTCGTTCGCGATCACGCCGCCAGCGCCAGCTCCGCTGCCTTGCGGTCTTGGGGTAGGGTTGCCGCCAATTGCAGATCCCGTGCGCGCCATGCCGTAGCCTTTGCGTGCTATGTTTAAAATTGGCAGTTCCATCGCAAAACGCCCGGTTCCCGTACCGCCAAGCGCGGTCATGATGCGACCCATCAAGTTGAATGCTGAGTTTGCGGTGTTTGACGCGTTTACTGCTCCGCCAGTCGACCGTGCGGCGACGTTAGCGAACTGCGTGATCAACTTGCGCTCTTCTGGCGTAAACAGCGTCTTGATCATGGTAGGATTGTTTGACTGGAGCCTTTCCCATTCCTTACGAAAGTTGACGCCTGAGAATACGTCACGACCAGCCTTTTGACTTTTACCCGCTTCGCTGATGCGCAGGAAAGCCTCTTGGCGGATCATGTTCCACTCTTCTTTCGGCAAGTTGTTTTTCATCTTTGTGATGTTTGCGGCTGCCTTGGGGTTAGTGGACAGACGGTTTGACGTTACCTTGAATATTACGTTTGATGCTTGCTCTGGGGTGACCTTCAGCGCAAGCTCCTCGCCATCACCAGACACACGCTCCGTCAGCGTTTTCAGCAAGCCGCCCTTTGACTGCCAGGTGTTTGCAAAATCCTTGTAATTTGAAATTGCAGACTTCCATGCGTTGACTGCGCTTTCGTCGCCATAGATCAGGGCGTTGTCGAGTGCGTCGCCTAGCTCGGCATCAAGTAGGTTTTTCAATTGCCGCGCGGCTGCGCCCTCAGATCCCATTTCTTTTGCTAGGTTTGTCACCTGGTTACGCAGCGCAAACATGTCACGAATACTGCCGCCGGAGCTGACCAGATCCTTCAACTTGTTTAGCGCCCCGGCCGTCTTAGGCACATTGACGAATTCAAACCCTTCAGAAAGCTGTGTCTCAATACGGCCAGTCATAGCGATTGCCGCATCCTCGTCCATGAACGCCGGGCCTTTCGCTCTGGCTGCGTCATACATTTCGTTGGCGCGCTGCCTTGCCGCCGCTTCCTGGGCGACCAATACATCTTGCGCTGCGGCGCCCGCTTGACCCGTACCTGTGACGGTGGGTGAGCCTTGGCCGATTTGCTCCTTGATTGCTGACGTGTTGGCCTGTAACGCCTCTTGCGTCTTATCCTGTGCGCCGCGCATCATGCTTTCCGCTTTTTCGCCAAACGCACCGCTTGCCGCGCTATCCTCGAATAGCTGTTGACCCTTGGATCCTGTGACTGCGCCCTTGGTTACTGGCACCGGGACGGGCAGCGTTTCCGCTTCCGCCATGCGCCCAGCTTCCGCAGGGTCAATCCCCGCCTTAACCTTTGCGTCGATCTGCGCCATGGTTTCGCGCGTTATCGTTGCCGGGTCGATGCCTGCCGCACGGATCTGCTCCTGCACACCTTTCGGCAATTCACCGTTTGAGCCAAATACAGCCCCGGGTGCGCGCTTAAATGTGCGGTACAGCTTACCAAGCATCTCAAACGCTTTCGCGCCTATAGCACCGCCCGCAGCGCCTCCGGGGATGTCTCCGTACTGGTATTTATCACCCGTCAAGTATGAGCTGACGCCCTCGACGATGCCAGCCTCGGTCGCGCCGATCAACGCGCCGCCTGTCATGCCTGTCACCGGGACGCCCAGCGCACCGCCAGTCATGACGATTGCTTCACCCAACGCCATCGCACCGGATCCGATCATCAGGTCAGTGGCATCCAGACCCTTGGGGTTTGGGTAAAACCGGGTGTATTGCTGCGTCTCCTTCCCGTCACGATAAACGGGGGTGATGACAACCAGGTTACCGTATTGGTCTTTATCAAACTGCGAGTTTGGGAGGATGTTCTTAATGCCCGCCTGCAACCTGTCGTCGCTCGCTGTGGTCGTCAGTAGGGCAAGCATCTGCCGGGCTTTATCGTTTGGCAGGCCGAGCTTAGCGCCAGACGCCAGGGGAATATTGTCTTCGCGTTGACCGCCCTTGAACCAGTCCACCGTGCTTTTCAGTGCGTCGCCAGCTCGATCCAGGAAACCTTTTTGAGCCTCACCCTTGGGCAGCTTTTTAAGTGCCGCAGCCATTTCGTCCTTTGACATGCCTGCCGGGAAATCAACGGTGCGCCCGTCGGTCAATTCAATCGTGATGAATTCTTCTTCCATTATTCCCAGCTCTCCGTGTTAGGGTTCCATCGCGGACGTGACGGCGTTTGATTTGGATCCGGGTTGCTGTTGTCAGTGTACTGCGAGAGCAACTGTTGAACTGCGCCTGGGATTTGAGAATTTTGCTCCAGAGCCTCCAACTTTTGATTTGCAATAGTAAACCTGTTTGGATCCTGGCTTGTCATGTACTCGCGGATGATTTTTGAGCGCTCTAGGTTGTAAGCCGCCTTTTGCTGGAACACCGACAGGATTGCCCTGTTAGCTTCCGGCGTATTTAGCAGGCTCCCGTAAGAATTCAGCATCGCTGCGAATTCAATATCAGAGGTTGAGCCTGAACCTTCAACGCGGAGCTGCGGAGCGATACGCTTAACAATACTTTCGCGGAGTGCTGCGGCGTTACTGAATTCAGGGAAGAGGCGAGCCAATCGACCCTGCAACGGACCCGACGGCTGGACGTCTGTTAGCTGCGCGAGTACATCCAAGTCAGTCGCGATCTGCGCTGATTGATTGCCAGCTTTTAACGCTGCCGCCCACTCTTCGCCTGTGTTTGTCATGAGCTTTTCAGACAGCTTCTCTTCGGCTCCGGGCGTCCCTGGCAGATTGATTTCGTTTGTAGTGCCACCGCCGCCGACCTTCGTCATGCTAACGATTTGGCCGTCCTTGGTTTTGACGTTGTATAAACCCTCGTCGATTTTACCCACGCCTGGGAACATCTTGCGCACTTGCTCGGCCGTCATAATCTGACCGCCCTTGCCGTCGAGCTGCTTGCTTGCAATTGCCGACATGATGTTGCCAGCCATTGCCGGGTTGGCTTCCGCCATTGCACCCAGCTTCGGGTCAATTGATTTGATTAACTCGACAGTCTTGTTGGCTGACTTTTTCTTTGCACGCTCCTGGATGTCATTCGCTGCCATGGTCATCAACGGCTGCAATTGCTGTGGGTTTCCTGACAAAGACATCAACGCAATTGCGAGCTTATCAGATTTGTCTGGGTCGGATCCGTCCAGCGCGCCTTTCAGCCCGGCAAACGAGCCGCCGACTGCGTTGCCGAGGATGTCAAACAGGCCGCGAGCCTTGGGCTTTTTCATCGCTGCGTTTGCCTTTGCTGCCGCGGCTTGCGGGTTTCCGGCATTCAGCGGCCCCAGCAACGGTGAGGCGTTTAGCGGCATATTGCTATTTTGGCTCATGGTTTTGTCCTTCGTAGATTTGCTGCCAGCCGTGCCGAATAAGTGGTCGCCAATTTGCATCCAATTACCGCCAGCGCTTTTGCCCCATCGAGGGCTTGACAGGGCCGGGTTATAAAAATTCAACGCACCGTTTGTCGGGTCTTTGTAGTTCCCATCAAGGATCTGATCCGCCACCGCGTAGGCCATTTGACTTGGCTGTAGCTTCATCATGTCTTGACCCTGCGCGCCGCCCGCGTAGCCCGTGTAGCTGTTCCAGGGGGAAAACTGCCCGGGCTTCAGGATCACGTCCTGTAGGGTGTTGCCGTAGCCTGGGTTGCGCAGCCTGTTCATAATGACAGAGCCGACGCCTAGCATGCCGAGCTGACTTTGGTTGCCCGCTTCCGCCATGATTGTTTTGGCTAGAATGTCTCTGTCACTTAGGTTCATTGTCTTACCTTAAAACGGTGGGAAGCCCAGATATTTCATGGCGCCGAGCGTACCCAGGATGCCCGGGTTGTTGGTTGTCGTCGTCGTGTTTGGTGAGTTTTGGTTCGCGACACCTAGAGCCGCCAGTGGGGCGTTTAAGCTGTCCAGCGGGCTGCTTGCGTAGCGTGCGAAATCCTGACGCGCGGCGTCGATGAGCTGTTGCTGTAAGCCTTGCTGCATCAAACCCTGAGACATCATGTCCTGGTTGATCGCTCTGCCAGTGTTGAACGCCTGACCCGCCAATCCGCCAAGCTGGTTCGCTGCGCCGAGACGCGCGGTGCGATCCGCCATCGCTTGGTTCATCGCCGTGTTGTAGCCCTGCATGCGCATCGGTGCGATTGCATTTGCCGCCATGCGTCCATACTCGGCGTTCGTCACGCCCTCCGCGACGCCTTGCCGGGATCCACCGAACGCCTTGGCTCGGGTTGCTTGCGCGCCCAGGGTGTTCATCGCCATTTGACGCTGACGCTCAATGTCGTTCTGCGTGTTGTCGATGACCTCTTGCTGGTAGGGGTTCATGTACGCGCCGACGTTCAGCGGGCTTGTCATCGCTTGCTGGGTGCCCGCCATAGCGTTTTGCAGGCCAGTCGCCGCGGATGTATTTATGTTAAATTGCTGCGGGGCCGGGGGCTGATACGCGTTTGGTTGCGTTGCAATTGGGACGACTTCCCCACCGCCTTTGGTGCCTTGTCCTGACATGTTATGCGTCCTTCCTTATTGCTGATACGACACGCCCGACAACATACAGCGGGGGTTCCATGACCTTGCAGAGGATCCGGCCGAACAGGCTGTCCTCAGATTTGCCCTTAGTTAGTACGTGGCGTAGGTGCTTCGTTCTCTCGGTTGCGGCGTATGCGCCGATTTTTGTGATGATTGTGCTGCGACGCATGCCCTTCACGAACGGACGGAACACGGCGTGGTAGCCGACCTGGTGGTATGGCGTCAGGTGCTTGCGCTGGTAAACGTACCAAGTCTTCATTGCCATGACCCAGTCGTCTAGCTGCGTTTGACGGTACATCTCTGTGCAGACGATTTTGTCGTTGCCAGTGTCGTTACTGTCGTCGTCGTCGTTGTTCATTGCGTTCACGGTGGCGCCAGTGTTAACTAGAACGCCGTCCACGTACTCCATGCCGTCGTTAGGCGTGAGCGAGTTTGCGATGGATTGCGCGATGCTGTTGCTGCCCGTGTCGTTGTTGCCAACGATACCCTGCGGCCCGTCGTCGTTATTGTTTGACGGAGGTAGGAATGTGGATATGTCGTCGCTACCGAGGACGGTGTTTGCGAATTCGACGGTGTCATCTGTTGGATCATCGTTGTACGTCGCAGGCTTTGTGGTGCCATACGGGTTGATCGCCGCGTCGGCACTCGCCGCGGTGTAGGTGTCGTTGAACAGATCGGCGTCAGTTGTCACGTCTGGGTTAACGATGCTGTCAATGATCTGCACCGTCGGGCTTGCCGAAATAATGTC